CATGTGTTGATGGATTAGAAACAAAGTCAAATGCAATTAATTCAAAATCAGGTTGTACTTCTAATGTATTATCTCCTTCGCCCATTACTTCTTTTACTGATCCCATTCCTCTTGAGCTAATACCTAATCTAATTCCTGATTTGAAAAGTTCTTTTAATATATTACCTGCTGGTGTTCCTAAAACTTCTACAGTACCACATAAGTCATCACCCTTCCAACTCATACCTAAAACATTATGAGATACATTATTTAAATTCACTACTGATGAATCTGGATGGTCTAATTCTCCTAATGCTCTTTTTTCTGCAATAAATGAACCTTCATATTTCTTAGCTTCTCTCATTAGAGTTTCTCTAGGATATACTCGTCCATTTTGGTTTTTTGATTCGGCTCTTTGAAGAACTCCTGATACAATTAATTTTCCGCCATTCTTTGAAAGACTTTCAGTTATTTGTTGAGGAGTTATCTCAAATGTTTGATAATTAACTAATAATTGTTTTTCCATTTCTCGACTCCTATTGTGATAATTCTTTTAATCGATTTGCAATCCTTGTCATTCTTTCATTTATCTTTGCAAATCTATTTCCGGTTGATTTCCAAAAATGGTTTGATTGAACTCCCATTTCTGTCTTTAACCTTAAATTGTTATTTACTATCTTTTCCATTAATCCTAACATTTTATTAACTTCGGCTATTCCTCTGTTAACTTTTTGTTGTGGTGTTGATGTTGGATCTTTTTTATAGTCTCTATATGATGTTTCATTTATTACACCTGTTTCATGAATCATTGTCATCATTTTTTTATATAATGAATCTTTTACTAATTCGAAATCAGTTGCAGTAGTTGCATTATCTTTTTGTTTCTTTTTACCTTTCTTATCATCATCATGAAAAGCATATGGAGTTTTAACAGGTCCTTCACCACCATCTATATTACCAGTTGCAGTTGCTTCACCTAATTCTTCTTCATTGTGTTCATATCCAATTTCTTCAGAATCTTCCTCTTCCTTTAAGTATTTTTTAAATTTATCTAAATATTTCATTATTCTACTTTCTTAATAAATAAATTGTTGCACTCGATGCAGCGGTTATTTTAGAAACTGATATATCATATACTACACCTGCTGTTAAATTAGTGGCTGCTATAGAACCTCCACCAGGTTGATGTAATACTGCACTACCATGAGTCTTAACAATTACCGCATTCCATCTTTGATCATTAGAACCGGTATAATCAGTTTGGCCATCTGCAACCGTTGTAGATGCAAATGCTGAAAAGTTTCCTTTTGTATTATATTGGCTTCCTGAATCTTGGTAAGTTGCAAACCAGGTTTCTTTTTGAGATCCACCAGTAGTTGTTTCATGTGCCATTATTTAGTCTCCACATTTTTAAGTTCTTTAATCAATTCATAATAACGTAACATAGTCAATACATCTTTATCTTTAACTGAAGGTGCATTACCTATTTTTGTTAACATACTATTTACTTCATTTAACTTAATTTTAACTATTTTGGAACCAACTCTTATAGCTGATCGTTTTAGTTCTTTTTGGATAACTGGAATTTCTTTTTGGATAAATTCTTTTAATGCAACTGTATTTGTTACATTATTAATATATTCACGTAATATATTCTTTTGACGTTGATTAAGACCATTATATTTATCATTAAATTTATCAATTAACATTTTATATGATAATAATCTTACATCTTTAGGTTGAACTGCGTAATGATCTTTTACAACAGTACCTTCCTTTTTCTTAATAGGATTAGCTATCGTATTTCTTAATACATGTTCTACCAATGTTGCTTTTGATCTTACTATTTGAGCTGGATTATCAACTTCTGCATATTCAAATAATTTATATGCTGCCGCCATTATATTATAATTTGATACTCTAGCTTTAAAGAAATTATCAACTATAAATTGATCGTTAATTTCTTTAATAAGATTATATTTTTGTCTACGTAATATGTTTAAGTTTAAAGATTTACGAGCAGTAATACATGCTTGTAAAAACTTTTGCGCAGAAGTTTCTGTTTTGAACTCCTCTTCTTGGAGTGTTCTATATAATTGTAGTTCTTTTCCTAATTCAGTTCCTGATTTGAAATGCTTTTTTATGATAGGTAAGGCTCTTGTTTTACGTCCATGCATTGTATCAGCCGCAACTTGTCTTACTAGCATCTCGAAAAGAATACCTGTATTTTTAAACTTTGAATGCTTAATTTTTTTCATTGACATACTGTCCCGTTTGTTCGCTTTATTTTTAAATAAATATAGAGTAATTAAAGTTTCACTACGCTTTTTCTTCTTGAATCAGTACATCTTCATCTAACATTGTTCCTTTATCTGGGTCTTCTTTTTTCTTTGAAAGACTTTCGGTTAGAACTTTTGATGACTTTTGTTTCTGAGATAAGAATGATGCAAAGGCTTTTGCTTCTGTGCTTAGTGGAGAACCTCCTCTGTATTTATGTTGTAATGGTGATTTATCAGGCGTACCAGATTTTGATATCTCTTTATCTCCTAATGCGTCTCTACCGTAGTCTGATTTTGATCGGCCCCAAGCTCCATATTCTTTTGGACGACCAGGACCTGCTACTGGATTATCAGCTCCTTCATCTTGTTGTCCTGGAATTTCCAGATCTCCTTGCATATGCATTGCAGCTATATCATGAGGTGTTCCAAAGGACTGATTTGTCTTTTGTGGGTCGTTTCCTTCTGATTTAATCTGTTCTTTTCTGAATTCTTCTTTGAGATCTTCTATTACTTGCAATTGTTCTTCCTTCCATTCATTATGACTCATTCCAAATACATTTTCATAAACATATTTCTCAGAGAACATTCCTGATTCTTTGAAGTTTGAAACTAATCCTAACTTCTCATTTAACAATTCTACTTTTTGTTTTTCATAAACAATTGATGGATTAGTTAATTGTAATTCAAAGTTAATTAAATCTGCATCTGTGTATCCTTGTGTATATAAATGTACGATTGCAATCTTAGTTAATTCAGATGTAAATATCTTTTGTATTCTTTCTATTGTTCTTGCAAATCTAATATCTTCTGCAGCTAATGTTGCTTTACCTTCAACACCTTCATCATACCCTAAAAATGCTTTTGGAATTCTTAAAGCAGCATGCATTTTATTTCTTAAATATTCAATATCTTCTACATGGCCTTCATTACTAGTACCAGGTAAAGATTCAATATTAGTTCCTGATTCACCACCTCTTACTGGTAAGTAATAATCTTCTAACATATTTTGTAGATTAAATTTAAGATTATAATCACCAGTTGTTTCATCCATATAAGGAACTTTTTTCATTTTGTTCATTATTTGTTGCATATGCGAATCAACTTCACCTGGTGGTATATTTCCTACATCTATTTTAAATATTCTTCTTTCAGGAGCTCGCATGATACGATGTAATAACATTGCATCTTCCATTAACATTAATTGTTTAAATATTTTCCTTGCACCTTCACACATTGATTTACCGTACGGTAAAAAGTTTGTGTCTGACAACAATCTAAAATGTGCTATTTCAAATGGGTCGTATTCTGTTTGAGAATTTCCACCAACGCCTCCTACATTACTCATTCCTTCATGATAAAATTTAACAGCATATGGATTTTTTTCATCAAACATTTCTTCACGTCTCATTTCATATGCAGATAATGGAACTACATTTACAATACCAATTTCTTCATCAATATCTAAATGTAAATAAAAATCTCCGTACTTACATGCATTTCTTATCCATGGCCATAAATTATATTCAATATTTAATACATCATAGAATAAATTTCTTAAGATCTTTCTTATATTATCATCTTGTGATTTAATTGTAAGCGTATCTCCATCTGCATCTTTTACTGTAGATTCATCTGCGTATATATCTAATGCAGAAGAAATAATTGGGTCCATATCCATACCTTCATAATCTGTATAAAGTTCAACTCTGTTTTGATGGTAATTTGCTGTATTATTATATGTGCTCCAGCCTGGATTTCTTGTATGTATTCCTGAGAACCTGTCGATATATTTTGTTTGCTTCATGTTCCCAAGCGATTGTAACTTATTTGAATCTACAACTTGTAGTCTCTTCTTACCAATTCTACGAACTATTACGTTTGTTGAAAAGAGCCTTCTTAGTCTAGATCTTAATGATTTGTTTGCCATAATATTCTACTTTTATATAAATATGTTTGTATTATAAAAGCCAGGTTAAATCGTCGTTGTCTTTGTCTCCGGAGTTCCAATCCCAACCTGTACCTTTTAAATCTGTTTTGGTTGTATATAATCCTGCGTCTGTTTTTCCTATACCTCCTAATGATTTTCTATTTAAATCCATTCCTTGTTGTTGTAATCTTAACGCAGTATCTCGCATCCATAATCCTGTTGCAAATGATATTACTAAATCATCATTATATCCTCTAGAAGCTTCTGCTCTATGTCCTAACCAAATAAATGTAAATAATTCATCTATTAATCGTTTACTATGTACTATTGGAGTTTTATCTCTAAAATATGTTTCTAGTTTAGATATTACTAATGGACGTGTTCTAGATGTCATTGAAAATCCAGGAACTTTTTGTGATTTTTTCTTTAAATCATAATTTTTCTTTAAGTGTATCTCTTCATCCAAGTATCCGTCTTGTTTATAAGAATAGTATATATTTGGATATCCTTTATCTAACGCTACTTGTATTGATGCCCATCCTATATTAGCATTTTCAACTACTAGTAACGCATTATTATATTCTGTAGCAACTGCTATTAACATATTACCATATTCGGTAGTTCCTATCTTACCTTTATATTCTGCAACTTGTTTACATTGTTCTGTATCAAATACGTGAAATGCGGAATAATCTGTTGAATCTCCTCTTGCGACATCAGCTACTACCATATAATTCTTTGAGTAATTTGGATATTCCCAAATCCAGTAATTACCATCAAATCCTCTTTTTTCTATTGGTTCTTTTACATATGTTTGTTCATACCATTGTAATATCTCACCATCTACTACTGTATGACCTGAACTAATAAAATCGCAATCACATTCTTGCGCTGCCATTTTTTCACCTAATAATTCTGTTTGTTTAGCTCTCCATTTATCATCTCTATCTGGATGTACTGTCCAATGAAGTTTTATATTATTAAATTCTCCGCCAGCGGTTGCTTCTACCCATTGTTTATGGAACCAATTTCCAACACCATTAGGAGTTGATAATGCAATACAATCTCCACCTGTTGCAAGTGTTTGTTGTGCTGCTGTCCATATTTCATCAATTTTATCTATAAATGCTGCTTCATCAAATATCAATAATGATAAGGCTTCAGATCTACCAGCATCACCTTTTGATGATATGGCCTTAATTTGCGAACCATTTGTTAAACGTAATGATAGTTTATTATCTTCTAGAACCTGACCTCGTAACCATTTAGGTAAATTTTCATGCATTACTCTAACTTTTGTAACAAGGTTTTTTGCTACATCTTGTTTTGTAGCAATTACTAAACAATTAAAATCTGCTTTAAATAACATTTTCCATAATGCATAACCTGCAGTTAAAGTTGAAATACCTAACTGTCTAGATTTAAGAATAATGTTATATCTATTTTGTGATATCTGTGTTAATGAATCTTCCTGGAATGGGTATAAATTAAAGTATATCTTTCCTTGAGTTGGATGTTGAATTATACAGTATTTACGCATAAAGTGTATAGGATCTTGTACACACTTCTTATATTCATCGTGTATGATTTCTTTTAATGTTTTCTTAACTGACATATTTTTATTTAATATAAAGAAATTTTTGCAGAAAACCTAATAAAATACAATTACTTTTTGTTTTTGGTATCTGGGGCTTTGACACGTTTTTCCATCGTTCTACCACCAAAATAAGCACCTATTACTGTAATAAGAACTAATTGTAATAAATCGGTCCATTTTTCTTCTACTACAAATTTAATTGTTCCGGCATCAATGAATATCATTAATACTGTAGATATAACTAAGAATGCTAATGTTAATGGTCTAATGTTCTTAGATAACCATGAGTCAGAGTTCATATCTGCTTGCCATCTAGAAGTTATTTCTTTTTCCATTTGGGTCTCATAGTTAGCTATTAATTCTTTAACCTTCTGTTCAGCAGCTAGCTTTTCTTCTTTAGAAGTATGTAAATCATCTATAACTCCACCTACTCCTTTAACCAATTCTGTAGCTCCGCCACTAAATATGTTTGTTAATATACTCATAACTGTTCTCCTCTTTTAAGTCCGTTTAAAACGTTTTGTTTATAAATATTATACTCTTTCATTATAGTTTCATTGAATTCTTTATCAGACATTGCCTCTTCAAATGTTTCTATATCTCCATCAGCATTTTGTACATTCTTTAATTTTTGGGTTAACATTTTTCTTAATCCTTCTACATCACCATCTGCATCCTTAAAAAATGATTTTGCATTATCTAACATCTTTTGCTTACAATATACATCCCATGCTTCTTTATCATTTCTTAATTTAGTTTCAAATGTTACAACACAATCAAAACATTGTTTATGAGTTACCCAAAATTTCTTATTAAGGTTTGATTCTTTTTCGGACATGTTTTGTCCACATTCTGGACAATTATTTGGCATGGATAATTCTTTTTGTAGTTTACGTACCAAATATCCTGCTTCGGATTCTCTAGATTTGAATCCATCGTGTTGAGTTACTCTTGTTCTTGTGCCAGATACTAAATCTGTTTCTATCCAAACTTTAGGTTTATCATTTTCATCTATCTCGATGATATCATCTTTATTTACTTTGGTTTTTGTATTTCCGTAGTAATGTGATTGTCGAGTTTGAGTTTTATGCGTACCTGACAACATATCTTGGATGGCCTTGACATTCTTTAGTTTGCTCATATGTATAACCTTATTTAATTAAACTTCTCTATCACCGCCTGTTTGTGCAGAACGTTTCATTCTTGCAAGTTGGCTTCTTAATTGTGATACCTTATTAACAGGTAATCCGACTAAATCAGCAAATTTTGCAATTGCTTGAGCTTTTTCAATATCCGTTTTTAACATATTTAGAAATCTAGATAATCCTTTTCTTTCCATATATTGAAAGATTCTAGATACTTTTTGACGCTCACTTCCACCTAGTCCTGAACCATATGGCCCTTCTTTGAGCATTTTACGGATTTCTTTTCTTATCGCTTCTCGTAATAAATCTTCTTTCATTGTTTTTCCCTTATTTTTTATATAAATATGCTACTTATCGCTTAGTCCGCCAATTCCAAGTAATTGATTGATTGGAGCAAATAAACCTGTTAATTTATATGTTTTACCTTTATATACAAATACAATTCCTTCTGAAGGTACTAACTTTTCAAAACCCCCAAGGTCTTCTATTCGCTTTAATTCGAATTTTAATTTCTCAAGTGACGCTAGGTCCTTAGATTTCTGGATGACTTTAATTTTTGTAGCTATTCTTCGTCTAATGTCATTTGTTGCATCTGTTGGAACTACTGATAAATAATCTGAAATATTATGCATAATTTCTACTCCTAACTCTAAAAATATCTTTTCGAAATTATATACATTATGTTTATTTTGTTTTTGAAAATCTTGTTTATCAAACTCTTTTACCATTTTTAATATTTCTGGGTCTGGAATGGTTTTTGTATTCATTCTAAATGATTTATCAAAATATGCCCATCTTTTCAACATTCCAAGTTTTATATCTTCTGTTGCATATGGAATTGCTTGTTCAATTTTTCCTTGCCACCATCTTTCATGCCACATTACTAATTCATCGGAATCTTTTAATTGGAACTGGCTTTGTAATAAATTTACCTTATCAATAAAATATTTTTCTTTCTTTTCAAAATTAGGTAGTTTGCCAACTGTTAATATTTTTGGTGGTATAATTTCAAATTGTTTTTGTATATGAGCATTTACACTAGCAATTAATTTTTGTAGCAATGGAGCATATTCAGGGTATGAATCTACTTTCGTTGCTAATTCTAAATTATATTCATCTACTCCATGAAATTGTATATAAGCTTTTGGACCGTACATTATAACGTTTTTAGTACCTGGATAAATGATTTCTATGTTTAAGAATCTAGATCCGTTTTGGAATACTTCATTTAATTTATTTCTTGGTATTCTTAATAACGCCTTTTCTAAATCTTGCATTGCGAACGAAAAAGCTTTTTCTATTTCACCTCTGCCAGCAAATTTCATTTTAACTGCATTGATATCCATTGGATTCTTAATAGTAGTTTTATTTCTTGCTGCTCCAACTTTTCCATCTTTGAATGTAATAGCTAATGCTTGTCCATCTGTTTTTTCTTGTACTCCAGATTCAAGATTTAATTTTCCTTCTAAAGACAATCTTATCATTTGTTTCATATCACCAAATGTAATATCCCTATCATCAAATGGATGATTCATATGACCTGCTGCTCCTCCTTCAGTTAATAACTGAATAGCTAATGATTCTCCTAATGTTTTAGGTTTTGGTTCTTGTGGAATAATTCTCATTCTCATAGACGATCTACCATTAATTAATAAGTCACCTTTTTCGTTCCAGCTTATTGTTTTTACAACTACTTTCTTATTCTTAAATCTTCCCATTAATACAGTATCACCTATATTAATCGGTAAATTAATATCTTCTTTTAATGTTGTTGGTTTCATTACTTCTCCTTTACTAGACTCAATCGAATCTTCTGCTCCTAGAAAATCTAGAAATTTATATCCTACTGAATTAGCTATTTTTGTAATATACTTTTTCCATATTTTATATGCAGGATTTCCTTTATAATCTTTCATATAATCAGTACCTGCAGGATCTCCTCCTTTAACACCTGTTGGAAAATATGATACTGTTAATGGCGGACCGTCTGGAAATTTTGTATTATGTATTTCAAGTGGATTATCTTTTAATATATAATTAACTACATAATATCCCAATCGTTTGGCCATTTCATCATTTTTCTTTCTATATGTAGCTTGATTACCATAAAAATATCTTGGTCCGTCATCTACATCTGCTTTACCTTGTGCACTAGCCGAACTTGCTTCTGTTAAATAATCTTTTATGTTTATTGTAGTTAAAAATTCTTCTATTTGTTCTGATAATTTTTGTTTTACTAGATTGAATATTTTTGGGTCGAACCAACCAAATATTTCTTTAAATGTATTTTGATCTCCTGTAGCTAATGCTGCTCTTATAGTTGTTCCCGACATCTCCCCAAATCCTTTAACCTTAAGGCTAATATGCGGTGATATAACGAAGTATCCATGCTTACCATAACCAAGTAAATTACTTTTAGACTTTGAATATTCTTGGAAGTATCCAGGAGTACCATCTTTCTTTATTGTCTTTAATCTTCCTGCATCTTTTTTCCCATATACAAATACTACTGCAGTGGTTTCTGGGTCATATTTTTTTAATATATTTTCTGGTGCATATACATTTTTTTCCTGAACTATATTTTTAATACCGTGTTTAAGTATGATACTTCGTTTCTCACGAAAATTAAATGGAGATTGAGGTGGATCTACTTTATTAGATGTAGCTATATATGTATTGGTTTTACCAAATTGGTTTGCAAGCCAATCATATACTTCTGCATGATGTTTACCCATTGGTTGAAATCTACCTGGATATATTGCCACTACTGTTTTGATAGGAGAATTTGCTTCTGCTATTAAATCTTCTATTATTTCGTATCCTAAATTCATTTTGCTAACATTATATCTAATCGATTTTTATTACCACCATAAAAACTATCAACAGTTGAATTATCATCTAAATTTTGTAAATGAAACCAAGGGGTTCCATAAAAAGAGCCAGTTGGTGTACTTTCCCACCCTATGCCAGGATTAGGGTTTCTTACTAATGTAACCTCTTCAAATTGCCAATTATTTGAAGCAGCGGATGCAGAAGGATATGTTCCTAAATCATCACAAGGAGGGCATTTTTCTTCTGTATATACTGTTAATTTATAATTACTCATATTTTATTTTTCTTTTATATAAATATCATACTATTGGTAATGAACCAGTCGTTACTGATGGCCAAGTTGGTTCTACTAACCAACTACCATCATCATTGCAATATTTTGATGAACTAGCTACACATTTAAATATTGATACATCATCTAATATATTTTCATATTCTATATTACAATATACCAAATTATCAATTCCACAAGAACTTGTTGAATGAAAAGATGCTGTGAAATTTGGACTTGTATTTACTGCATTAGTTATATTACTAATATCACTTCCACTTACTATAAATCTATTTATTACCATAATTTTTCTTTACGTTGCATATGTACCAAAATTAAATTGATCTAAATTATCTGGGTTTCCATCTACTGTCAATGATTCTTGCATTCCAACATTTACAGGATGCAATGTCACTCTATCAATATAAACTTTACTACCATTTGAACCATCCCATCGACCGTCATCATTATCTAATCGTATAGTCATTAAAGTGTTAACAGTTTGATTATCGAATGTAAAACACATATCATATTTTGTCCAAGAAGTTGTCATTGTATTTTGAGCAGAATAATATGTGGCTCCTGTTGAAGGAGATCCTAAAGAAGAATTTGTAGCATCACCTCCACTATATCCAGAGAAATTATAGACATAATTAGGACTGTCAAAGGCAACACTAAAAATAAATACGCTTTGTCTAACAGTTCCAGTATTTGAAGGTGCTGAGTCTGATTTTCTTGCATACCAACTGCAATACCAAGTGGCACCTGGAGGAGTTAGACTAACGATATGTCCATTAGTTGTAGGTAAATTATGATAATGTGATGTATAAACTTCACCTGATGTTCTTCCATTTGTTATTTGGATTACACGTCCTGAGGTTCCTACTGTACTAGATGCATCACCTTCATCTTTTCTTCTTAAAGATGTTAGGCCTGAACCATAAGACTTATTTTTTACTTCTGTATCATTTGTAGAACTATATGATGGGTCTTTAAATGGTACTGTTTCGGTAGTTCCAAAATATGTAATTCTAGGTGCATACCCTTCAGCATCATCATAATTATAATCTGTAGAACCTCCATAATCAGTATAGCCTGCAGCTGCATAAACTTTGCCGCCACAAATAGGCATATAACTACATAAAGTATTAAATATTCCTCTTCCTAAAGTTTTATGAGCTCCTCTGGCTGCTGTTTGATTTGGTGGAAATGGCATTATTTATTCTCTAATTTTTTAATTCTTGTTTCTAACTCTTCAATTGTATCTTGTTGTTCTTTAATACCTTCTATTAATAATGGAACTATTTTTTCATAATTAACTGCTAAGTATCCAGAACCACTTCTTTCCGTAACAGCTTCAGGTAATACTGTTTGTACTTCTTGTGCAATAACTCCTATGTCATGTTTTTGGCCTTTTGGTTGTCCAACCCATCCTCTTGTCCATCCTGGACCTTTTTCATTCCAATCAAATGATACTCCACGTAATTGTTTTATTTTATTAATAGGGTCATCAATAATAAGAATATTATCTTTCTGTCTTTTATCAGAACTAAAAAAGGCTACTACATCAGCATTAGATTGTATTTCCCCATCAGTAAATACCTTTCCTTGTACACCATAGAATGCATAAGAATCATCATCTGATACATCTGCTACATATGCTGCTGTAATTTGTGGGGTTGCTGGACATACATCCATGTTTGCTTCAGCAAAACAAGCTGCCATATATTTTCTAGAAGCTACACCATTACCACATTTATCCATCCCAGTTATACCACCTGTACCCCATGCAGTATTTGCATTAGATGCACCATTACCAATACCAAAGTATCCTGCTACTCTATTTGAACCTAAATCACAATCATTTGCTTCTACATATAATGGTGCTGCATCGGCTGAATTACCAAAATCAGATGTTTCTACAATACGTAATGTTCCATCTGTCATTAACATTCCTGGGTGAGTTGATATTAAATCATCATCTAATGTTATACATTTTTCTCCTGATGAATTAAAAAATGACATACTTGCTTCAGTACCATTTAATTCAATTCTTTGATTTGTCGAACCTCCAAATATTGCAACACCATCATCTAATCTCAGCTGAGATCCTGCAGTTGTTCCCCAGTTAGTAGATTGAATATTACCTGTTTGTATTCTACCACCTTCGATAATAGTTGAACCAGGCGCGGTTCCTGCAGGTGTTAAGTATAATCCTTGAACTTCTTCATCTGTTAAGGTCTTACCTGCATATACTCTTATTTCATCTATTGAACCTGTAAAGCATGTTCCTGCGGTATCAAATGTCTGTGAATTACCTTGTATAATGGAAAGATTGCCATCATTGGTAAGAGCTCCAATTCCCGTCATACCCCCATGACCAAGTGTGGTATTATCAGTCATTGTATGAGATTTCTGTTTAAGGACTGAATTTAAATATAAACTTGCTGTTGGTGTAGTGTTTGTAGGTCTATTTAAAGTTCCGACAGCATGATACCATTCGCCTGAATCAATACTCGCCGACATTAAACAATCTTCATCGGCTGCATTTGCTCCAGCTAGATATGTTCTAAAATAAACATTACTTGCAGATACCCAAAGCGCTACACCAGATGAATCTCCACCTTGCTCATATATTACTTGTGGTGAGTTGTAAGAAACATCATCACATTTGAACCATGAAGACCATGAACCAGATTCAATGTTTATAGTACTAGAACCATCATGATACCAAGTATTGTCATGAGTTACATATGTATTGTTACCAGATTCTAATTTAAGAGAATATTGTGTTATTGCATTACTACCCGATCCATGAGAGCCAGCTGGGTTACTAATTGTCCAGGCTCCTGTAATGTCTTCTCCGCCAACGGAATAATTTGCTTGGTTAAGAACAGTACTACCTGTACTATTAGCAAAATTTAAATGAAGAACTAAATTGTCATTAGGTGGATTTTTTGGTAAACTTGATACTTCTATCTTTCCTTTGAAGTATCCATTTCCAGTATATAAACCAAATCCTGTAACTCCATCTGAGAATGATGAATCTGTTATTCCTGATAAGTCTCCTATTTGTGCTTGTAAATTTAAATCATATAATCCAGAACCAGTACGTTCCACAATTTGCATGTATGGCGTATATGGGTCATTTGGATTTGCATTTAATCTAATATATCCAGTACCAATCTTTCCTGTTGATACAATTACTTGTGAACCTGTATATGATTGAGCTGCGAACGGAGAATCTCCTAATGAACCGGATGGTCCATGAGTTGGAGACCCATCATAATTTAAACTTCTTGTTACAAATAAATAACCACCATAGTCGGTATCACTTGATGCATCAAATCTAGATGCGGATTGAACCTTTACATACTCTGTAGTAAATCCTGTTGATGATATTTTTTTAAGTGATAATATTTCTCCGTATGCAAATCCAGATACATTTTGTATTGACATTGTAGTATCTGTTGCTGCATGATGTGCTCCTGGATGTAATGCTGATCCAGTTAATACTGATGAATTTGCAACGTATAATTGTCCACCTACTGCATTAACTGTTTCCTTTTCAAATACGGCTGTTGATAGTGTTCCTCTTATTCTTGCATTCTCAACTTCTAACATACCTCCTGATACTGCAGTTAATCTAAATCCTGAACCTGCTAGGTTCGAAACAAAACCATCAGATTCAACAGTTCCGTCTTTACGAAGAATCATATTACCACCTTGAAGTTTAGTATCATCAAATGACCATCCTGCTATTTCTTGTCGTTCTGTTGATAGTTCAAATATTCTATCTCCTGCAGTGCTCCACCCTTTAATACCCCATTCATTAGAAGTATTAGTTTGGCCGATTGCAAGCATTACATTATCCCTATCATTGTCACCTATATTATTCTTACCATCACCAGAATCTCCATGAATTGTTATCAATTGATAATCAGCATCTATACTAATACCGAATTTATCTGTAGTGGCGGTTGTGAAAGAATATAAACGTTTGTCGGTAAAATTCCAACTTGCAATTTTATTAGTATCTCCAAATCGGAATATATTATTACCTCCTTCCGTTCCTTTAATACCCCAATTAGTACCATCAGTATGATATATTTGTACACGATTATTATCATCTTCTCTAATTTCAATATTTTGGGTAGATGGATCTGCATTAAGGATAATACCTTTATCAGAAGCGTTAAGTCTTTGAAGTTTATCGCCAACTATTTCCCAATTTGCAATTTTACCTGCACTTGCAGTCATTGCTCCAGCAGTATCAACTTGGAACCCGGAAGCTGATATATGATATCCGCTATTACCAGATGAATCTAAAATAACTGTATTATTACTTGATGATAATGTATTAGTTCCTATTCCCCATCCTCCAATAGTACCACCAGCTTCTGCAGTAATAGTACCTTGCATTATCACGTCACCACTTGTATCTAAATGGAAATTACTAGATGTAATTGCAATTGTTCCATCTCCTGAGCCAGATATAAAACTAGAGTCACTACCTAAAAAGAATTTTTGAGTTCGGATATCCAGTTCCGCTGGATTTGTCCTAAATCTAAAATAACTTGCAGAATCTTGTACTAATTCTAATCCTACTCCGCCATTATCATAATCATCAGTAACACCTTCTAATACTGAACCGCTCCAGAACATGAATCCTGAACCACTTCCTGCAGATGCTGATGTAAATCCTGTATATCCTATTGAACGCATATATGCTGAATTCACACCCGCTAATTCTACTCCTGAGCCGACTGAGTTTCCTACAAAAACTGAACCTGTAATAAGATTTCCTTCTCCAGAAATATAAGTATTATCTCCATCAAAAATTGCTCCTTGAGCAAATGGTTCACATTCCGCTGGTGCACCTTGGTAATCTAAAAATTGGAATTTAAATGCCAACGGTGCATTCATAGCATCTGTTGGTATTCTAATATTCATTTCTGTATGGTTAGGTGAAAATCCAGTTTCTATGTTCGCATTTAACTGTATATTCTTTATATAAGCTTTACCTTTACGAACAACAAATATAGGTTTATATCTATCCGTATAGAATGGAACAAATTGTACTTGACTCCAAACTGCTTGTCCTCCTGTATTAAATTCAACCGAACCTAAATAATTTCCGTATTCTGAATTAGTTAGTTGATGGGCAGCTCCTTGTTCTGTATATGGAGCTCCTATGATAGCACCAAAATATTCTTTTGTATCATGAATTTTTGAACCTGACATATATACATCAACACGAGCTCCCATTGGAGAAGCTCCTTGGGCTTCCATAGATGATGTTTGCTCGGCTTTTGTAAAGAATGATAAATTATATTCTGTATTAGCATATAATGTAGGTTTATAGGTATCACTTAAAGACCATTTAACATGAGACGAATTTTGATTTTGAGACGTAAATACATCTGTACTTTCTAATAATACTGATTCTCCTAGGTAATCATTGTTCCATGTTTGTGAGCCGTAAGCAACTTCCCAATACGTATCAATATCTTCTTGACTATTCAATGCTCCCATTGGTTTGTCAATAACTCCCATTTGTAAATCAGCTGAGTTAGATGCTGTATCTGATAATACTTCTTTCATTTCTAAAATAGTATTTCCTACATCAGTATAATCTCCTGGAGCTCCCATCAGTTTATATAATGTTTTAACTGAATATACATCTCCTGTTGATGGCTCAATATTAGCTAATCTAATATTTGCAAAGGACATTGAATTTTCTGTGTCTTGGGACATTTGTGGAACCCAATAACTCATTGTAAATGCAGATGCACCAAAATCAACAACATGGTGGCCGAACTCTTCACTATTACGACCTGCTAAGAAATCAAATGCTGGATGTAATCTACATGTTGTTGAATTTTCTATGTCAACAATTGTTCCAATATATGTTGCATCAGTTGATCTATTACTATTAGAGCCGGCTGTATTTCCTGAATTTGTTGATGTTGCATGAACAACTTGGCCTGAACCATTAATCCAATGATCTGTTTCAGCTGTAATCTGTGGATTGTTTATAATTACTGTTGCTCCTAGATGCTGACTACCACTTAATGATAAGCCTGCAAAAGTAGCTACTGTCGTATCTGGTGGATTATATACAATCGTTGATACTGTAGTAACGTTATTTTGTGGTGTTGATACACTTGATTGTGCATCTCTGATTGATGGAGCCATTGTAATTGATGTGGTTCCACCTGGGCCATTATTACCTACATTAACAGTTGCAATCGCAACTTTTGCAGGAGTTAAGTTTGTTGTTGATTTTACCTGTGCTACAGTTGAATTATTTGGTGTTCCTGACACTGCTGGAGATTTGGCTAAAGTAGATGGCATCGCAATTGCTATCTTGGCAATTCCTTGTGATTTTGAAGGTGTTTTTGATGAAAATGATGCTTCTGGAATAGTATTGCTAGGGTTCTGTGCTTGGGGCCATATTGTTTTGGTGACTGCAGCTGCTATAGATTCTATTGTTGGAGTCGTAATATTAGTTGTTACTGTTGAATATCCACCTGCTGGACCGGTTCCTGAAATAGATAATCCATTTTCTGATGCTGATCCTGATATTACTTTAAAGAATGTTGGTAAATCTGTTATCTCTGAAAATGTTTTTACTTGTTCTTCAATTGTTATTTCTGGTTCTTGTAAGAAAAGAATTTCAGAATTGTTACGTCTATTTGGTGCAACTCTAGAAGTCCTAGTCCATAATACATTAGGTAGATCTACCCAATTATCACTCATGACATCTCTACTAAACGGAAATTGATCATTAGTTTCTGGATCGTATAGAGCTCTTCCTGCTAAATAGAAAGTACATTTACCTACTGGAGTATCTGGATATATCCATATTGATATTGTACGTACTCCATCTTTTTCTAAATAGTTTAATACTTCGAAGTAAATCGGGTCGCCATTGTAATCTAATATTTCTATATGGACCTTTGAATCGTCAACTAATGTATCAGGATCACCTCTAAATTTAAATACATTCTTTCCTGCTGTTAATGTTGTAGGAAATTCCTTTATCTCAAAAAAGTCTTGTGATAATGGTTCTCTATCAATTACATCATATCTGATATTCGCGTTTTCCGCTAATCCTATATAGGAGGCCTCTCTTTTGATTGCCATGAATTTCCCTCGTACTTACCTATTTATTTTAATATAAATATGGTTAACTCTTAATTATAGGAGATTTTGGAGTAGCCGTTTGTCTTCTTAATTTCAACTAATTTCTCCACGATATCTCTCATAGCATCAATATGAGATATACATAATAAAAATCCAAATTGTGATTTCAGATAATCAAATAACATATACATTGAATTAAGATTATCTGAATCTAATACTCCGAATCCTTCATCTATTGCTAAGAAGTTAGGCCTTGGAAGATTTGATACATTTATTAAAGAAGTTCTAATAGCTAATGAAGATATAAATTTCTCCATTCCGGAAGTTAATTCTAATGGCCAATAATTATCATCATCATAAACGATAAATGCATTAATATTTTTGCCATCTGTATGTAATACCATGGTAAATTCAACAATCTGATTTAATATATTATTTATTTCGGATTCTATTTGTGGTAAAGCTTTTGAAATTAAATGGTATGGAACTCCGTTTCGTTGAACCGCTTTTTGATAATATTCAAACCCTTTATATTGTTGTTCTAAATCTTTTAATCTATTAATACCATCATTAGCATCTTGTTTAGACTTCTCCGCCATTTTTAATTTTCCTGATAGTGATAATAATTTTGTATCTAAATGTCCTAATTCTGTATTAACAACTGTTATCTCATCTCTGATTTCATTTATTTCAGAATTTTTAATTTTATTATATTCTAGGTTATCTTTTTGTTTTTCAGATTTTTTTAGTTTAATTCTCTCAGCCTTAATATCATTATTAGTTTTTTCGATATTCCAATCTGTAGTTATTAATTCATGTTCTTGTGCAATTAATGTTCCATTATTTATTCCTAACGAATGTTTTATATCTGATAATCTCTGTAATTGTTCGTTTGGTTTTTCTATTTGTTCTAATCCTGTTATTCGTCTTCCTATATCATCAATATCAAACATTATTTGTTGTTCTTCATCAATTAATTTAGGTAAGAAATCTGCTATCTGTTTTGTTTCTTGTAACCAAGGATTTGCCATACAAAAACTACAATTTTCATCCCATTCATGTTTATCTAATTTAGATACCATTTTTTGAGCATGTTGAATTTTTAGTTGTTTTACTTTAAGATCATTTTTTAATTTAATTAAATCTGATTTATAATTTTTTAATTCTAATATTTGGTCTTTAATAAAATCCTCATCTACATTATTTATTTTCTGCTCCGTTTCTTTAATTAATTTTTTCTGTTCTTTAATTAATTCTTTTTGTCGGCCTCTTTCCAATCTTAAATTTCCTAAAGAATCATTCAATTGAGTTATTTCGAATTTGATATCATTTGGTTCTGATAATGTATCGTCTACTTTCTTTAATTCTTTTGTCATAGTAAAAATGATATCATTAAGATTTGTTTTCATTTCTTCATGTTCATGCTTATCAACTTTCATTTGTTCATATGAACCAGTATGTTGAATTATTATTTCATTTGCATTTACTAAATCTGTTGAAAAATCTTTTCTTTTATATTCTCTAATTAAAGCTGCTGTTTCTCTAATTTCTTCATGTCCAACTAAATATTGTTGTTCAAATATATCAATATCTAAAAATTGTGATAATAAGTCTTTTCTTTCTCTTTGAGTTTTATCGATAAATCCTGTATTATTATTTTGTAACGACAATGCGGTTAATACAAAATCTTCATATGAACCTAAATATTGTCTTATACTTTTATTTGTAGAATCTCTTTGGTCTCCATTTAGATTTTCTTTATCTCCATCTTTATCAACTCTCCAGAAATTTACGTCAACTTTAACATGTCCTCTATTATTTTTCTTTCCTAGTCGTTCGATAAAATAATTATACTTTCCTAATTCAAATTCAAATTTACATGCAAACTGAGATTTTTTATTATTTAATACATGAGCTGCTTTTTTAGTTCTAGAACATCTATCAAAGCAACAGAATGCTAATGCATCTAACAATGTTGACTTGCCAGAAGCATTTGGAGCAAATAATCCATAACTCCCAACCATATTTGTGAAATCCATTTCATTATCTTCTCCGTAACTAAACATATTAGAAAATTCAAATTTCTTTGGTTGCCATGTTATATTTCTTGTTAATGTATTTGCTGGCAACTTGGAGTGTACTGTTCTGTTAATATGTCTTACTGTATCTAATAATTCATCATCGAGTGCATATTCGTCTGTAAGGTATTCTGTAATAACTTTATTTTGCCATTCTACATCTCGTACATTACCAAAATTAATTTTATTTTGTGCATCTGTTGTATTTAATGCATTTATTTTTTGAATTGAAATATCTTGTACTTTATACTTTGATTTT